CACAGCGGCGAAGCGGTGGATTGATGATAACCTTGTCAATCAACCGTGGTACTGTGAATATACCCCCAAGACTAAGGGGCGAGGTCGCAAGGGTGTTATGTGTCGAATCGGCACCATGACCGACCCTGCACAAATCGCACAGAAGTGGGGGGTGGCAACAGATGAGTAAGGATTATTTCAAAGGTGGTAATTGGAATGTCAAAGACGAATACTATACACCTAAAATCTTAGTGGACGCTATCAAACCACATATACTTCATCACAAAATTAAAGCCACCAGCGAAATAAACGATTCCTGCCTCCGACCAGTGACCGTTTGGTGTCCTTTCGATACCGAGAATAGCGAGTTCGTTATCGGGTTAAGGGACGAAGGGTATGATGTTATTCATAGCCACATTTGGGAAGGGAAAGACTTCTTTGATTATGAGCCGGAACAACACTACGACATGATAATATCGAACCCTCCTTTTACTCTAAAACTAAAGGTGTTTGAGAGGTTATTCAACTTGGGAAAACCATTCCTCATGCTGATGGGTTTGCCGATTCTAAACTATCAAGTTGTTGGGGAGTTCTTTCACAAGAAGCAAAACGAAGGTAAGAACTTACAACTGTTAATTGTTGACAAGAAGGTTTCCTTTGACGGCAATACTTCTTCCTTTAACAACTCTTATTTTGGTTGGGACATGCTTGAACAAGATGTTATTTTCGTTCATTTGGAACATAACAATAGCGGCGATAATTATATCAGTAGTAGGATGGGCGACAGTGAAGCGTTGCCGGAAATAGAAAAGAAAAGAGTGGAGTGGTTTTAATGAGGACAGCGAGTGAAATAGAACAACGGCTTGCCAGCGAAGGAAATGCCTTGACCATAGAAACCTTACGATGGGTTCTCGATACGCCCGTATGCCCTATGTGTGGTATCAGCAATCGCAAGGAATTGGAGGTCGCTATCCACAAGGACGAAATCAGTACCGCCTACCTTGAGGAAAAATACTCATGGCCTGTCGGAACGGTCATGGCTCACATGGAGCATCATATCGACTACGACCCCGAAGAAGCCAAACACATCGAAGAGATGCGATACGAAAGCATTAACACCCTCGATGCGGCACAGGATATTGTGGGTCGCCTCTTAGGTTGGCTCGATGAGTTGGAAGCCATGAAAGACAGCACCGGAGGAATCACATCGGAGTGGGTCACTGACGCATCCAAACTCGTTGCACAAGCAAACACTTCCCTTCGGCTTGTCGGACAATTAAAGAAGGAGATTGGTGTTGACTCGCAGTTATTGTTAGCACAAAAGCAAATGGATGGGGTCATGGGTGTTCTTGTGAATACGCTTCGTGATGAGCCAAAACTTTTGGACATGATTGAATTGAAAGTGGCGGCACTAAAGCCGCCATCACACACCGTTGATGTTGATTGGGAGGACTGACTATGCCGGAATGGAGAAAGGGAGCGAGGCGAAGTCTATTCTCTCGTCGTATTATGAAAACAGAATACCCCCAATTGTTTAATTCTATGAAGGAGCATGGTTTGGTATGCCTCATCGAAGATATTGGTTTGGTTTGGTGGTTCGGTGAATACAAAATCTCGCCTGCCGAAGTCAAAAGGGTTTGGGGAATAAGCAAAGACCAATACCCAAGAATACGGGAGTTCATACTTGAGAACAATCCTTTCGGTGGTGACTATGCAGGGAATCGTTATCTTGACGAGTGATGAGCGAGCGTACCGAACTGGTACCGTCGTTGAAAGTCGTGGCATCAAGTTCCCACCTGTCGCACCCGAAACAACATACATAGTACACGGTGTAAAGATAACCGAAAAAGAAATCAAGAGGTGGATTGAAGTTGTTTCTTATCGCTTGGTTTTTGTTATTGATAAGGTACCTAAGTTGTCGAAAGGTATTAAGGAGGAAATAATAATAGACAAGTCGCTCAAGGTGAAGGGTGGTTTCAAACAGGAAATTGAGATGTTGTTCCGATGGGACGACCGTACACGGGTGTTCAAACGAATCCAAAACAATTTACCAATCCCCCTCGCATTGTCTTTCCTTCGCAAGAATAAAGTTGAGGAAATAGAACTGTGGCGACTTCTGTCACAGACGAAGTTCACCCTCCCTACGATGTATTCGGAAGCCGTACTCGTGTACGGGTTGAAACCTTCCAAGGCTCGTTGGGAGTGGCCCAGCAAAAGCAAGAAGGCAGAATCCCCTCCCGATGGTTTTCGTTCAAGTGATTTGTATTGGCGTGAGATTATTTCCCTTGATGCCGAGGCACGAAACGATTTGAGAGCCAAGTCCAAGGAACTACCGAAAGGGGTCAAAAAAACACAAGAAGGCATCCTGCGGTGGATTTGATGATTGATTGGGATATGATTTTTGTCACAATAATACTTATGGGTGTTTGGTACTCGACGGTCGTATATTGTGAGAACATGGAACTGCGAGCGATGGTGTTCGCAAAAGAAGTGGCGCAAGGAGAACCACAAGAATACCCCCAAGAGTATCACCCCGTCGATGCGACACACCGAGCAACACAGGCCGCAAACACGATGGATGCGCTGATGTGGTATGACCTTTAAGTGTTAGGGCAAATCTAAAAGGGTCGGTGTTGTGGCAACATTATGAGCGCAACCAATCGCCGTATTCGGCGAACCATACTCGACCTTCTTTGGGAAAGTGGCCCAATGACGAAGGAGGACATGGCGGTGGAACTCGGAGATAAGAAAGGGATTAAGAGAATACCTTCGCCCCATTCACTGTCAGCCTTGTTGTGCAAGTCGCATTCTGTTATCACGGTCGGTAAGCGTAGGGTCGAAAATCTCGTCGGCAACAAATCCTTACATTCTCTTTATGATTTGGATAGGGAAATAGTATTGTCGAAAGCAGACATTATGTATATTCGTGAACCTTCGACCATGACCCCAAATGAGAAGAAGAATGCTCGCAAATGCGAGTCATGTGGTCGAACCCGCATCTTCCCACCCGACTGCGAAGAATGTCTTCATTGTACTCGTTTAACCCGATAGTCGCACTACCGAAAGCCTTATAAGGCTGGTCGTGTATGTATATTTAGAGGCAGAAGAGATGCGAGCGAAGACAGTGACACATGTTGAATATGAGATTTTGAAAGAGGTATTGGAAAACATACCACTGAACGAAGTCGAAACCACTATGGTCAACGATACCGTCACCGAGAAGCGATTCACCACGGCGGCTAAGAATGTCGCTGTTTTGATTCGCAACCTTATGACCCGTCGCCAACACCGACTGCCTGCTGAACACCCACAATACAAACAAAAGGAGGAATGAAACACATGACAAACACACAAACAGAAAAACCACTACACGCCTTTTCCGGCGAACGCTCGGATGCCGCTTTTACCTGCGGCGAATGCTTCACACCAATGACCAACGAGTCGAGTGCGAAAGCACTTACCTTTTCTTGCGGCCATCCCGAAGTTGGACAATTTAACCCAATCATCAATTGGAGGAACACCAACGATTGGTTGGATGCGGTACGCCATCGCTACAACCTCGGCGACTGTCGTAGTACACATGAAGTGGTACTGCTTTCCCAACTTTTGACGAACGAAATTAGAACGCATAGTGGATTGCAGAAAGTGCTTGATAGTCAAAGTGGGCAGTCGGGTTCTTCCTTTCTCACAGCACTACCGGAAAATGTATTGAGGTTCGACCGACTTTTGTTGCTCGCAGAATCGTCGTACCAAAAAATCAAGACGCTGGAAGGCGCAATCAAGTTCGGGGTGAGCCAATGACTGTCAAGAGAAGTCCATTTAAGGTTGGGCAAAAACTAACTGTTGCTGAAATCTCGTCACAGGCTGGACGAACCACCATCCCGTCCAAGACCGGAGGGTTTGTTATCACCTCCATACAAAAACACAACAACGCATCCGGAGCGTATCAGTACATCGCACAGTCCGTCCGCAAGGTCGAAGGGCTAAAGGTCGAATGTTGTTGGTTCGTCACCTTCCCCGCTCTCAAGGGACTCAAGACTCGCAGGGCATACCCATCTGCCTTCCGCTTGCTCGTGGCTACGCCCGAACCCAAGCCTTATATGCCTCGTAGTGAAAGGGAAGTTGTGAGCCAATCCGACCTTTCTAAGACCATTCCTGCTGGTGACAATAGGAATAAGAGGATTGTACTCGCAGACTTTTTGGAGGAATGAACTATGGTAGCCGTAAATGTAAAAATAGAATTGACGCTTAAACTTGACTTTGACTTTGATGAAATGCTTGATGAAACCCTTCGGGATTTGATTTACAAACGAATCGAAAATGACTACATTGGTGACATACTTGAAAACATGGAAGTGAGCCAATGACAATTCAATACTACCTTGACCTTATGACAATGACTGACGACTTGAAGTACCTACAACGATTGAACTTTTTGTCGTTCGGTAAATTGTTTTACGCTGGCAACAACGACATGTCTTATGTCGAAGTACAGTGGAACCGTTTCAGTGGAAACACACTACAATACATTTGGACTTCCGGCACAAGGTCGTTGCGAATCATGGCTTACTACATCGAAACCTGCAAGCAGGGTCTTGACTACAATGCGGACATTATTCACGCCGCTGTTGACTTTGATATTGAACAAGATAAAAAGGATAGGTTTGGTGAATGAATGTTTGCCCGTATTGCTCGTATTATTGTCGCAAAAGAACTTCTAAAGAAGGACATGCGATTGTGCCCATTGTGTAGTGATACCATCATTCATGTTGGAGAAACCGCTTGTCTTCACTGTACGCTCGACGCATCTTTTGGTTTGGAGTTGGTTCGATGATGCTTCCGGAGATTCACTACAACACCTACACCACAAAGATTGACCACCCTAAACCGTGGCAACTCGATGAACACGGTGAGCCGAATGTCAACGACTTCATCATCAGCGACCCCTGCTACTACATCAAGGACTCCGATTGGAGCGACTTCTGTGATGTGTGGAACGCCGCCACCAAAAGTCAAGGCTACGGCTCCAACATTGTCAAGTGGAAAGGTTTCGACCTCGTTATCCAATCGACAGGTGGCGACGGCTCATGGTCGTACAGCGGCTTGGAACAGAAGGGTTGGCACCGTGGTGGTACATCTCACTGTGCCGACACAGCATCCATTTGTTGCATCCCCTTTGCTCTTTGTGACACCAACCCCTTAGAGAATTATAAGGGTACAGGAATCATAGGCCACACTGACTACGGTATGGAGGACTACCCCGAAATCACTTGTGAGGGTAGTTATACCGGAGTCGGTGAACCATTTGCTATTGACGGAATAGTACAAGACGGCTACATCGAATGTTGTGGTTCGTATGAAGCAGAAGACATGTTTGAATGGTGCGACAGTGGCTCTTGCGAAGGTTGTCAAATGTGCTTTGAATGTGATTGTGAGGATGAGGAAGAATGACTTGGGCTACACAACACCGCCCAACAAGTCTTACGGGAATAGTAGGTCAACCCGAACTGGTTGCCGAACTAACTCAAATACTCGTAGGCGAAATGCCTATGCAACACTACTTGTTCAACAGTCCAAGTCCGGGCACGGGTAAAACTTCCGTGGCCTACGCTCTCGCAAAAGACTTGGGTTGGCAAATCATCAATTTCAACGCCTCTTCCAAGAGGGAGCGAGGTATTGAGTTCGTTGAAGAAACGCTCATCCCTATGACTCGTAGTGGTATTAAGGAGAGAATCTTTTTGCTCGATGAGGCAGACCAACTGACCGATGCGGCGCAGGGTGCGCTAAAGGGTGTTATCGAAAACGCCTGTGGGTTTTTCATCCTCACCTGCAATCGACTGCCGAAGGTTTCACGGTGGCTACAAAGTCGTTGTCAAGTTCGTACTTTTAACCCAATACCACATGACGACATGGTTGACAGGTTGTGTAAAATCGCAGTCCAACACACCCCCGACATTTCCAAGGTTTCTGTGCAAGTCATAGCAAGGGCACACGAAGGCGACCTTCGCAATTCCATTGGTGCCCTACAAACATATTGTGGTTTAAGTGGCCGAAATGCCGAATCGTTTCTCGACGGTTTGACGGCACCATACATCGACTTCTCAAAGTTCCTCATGGTGTGCATCCGTGACAACAACTACGAAGTCGCAGTCAAGATGTTAAGAGGTGATGTGAAAAGTCAAGTGCGGGCTTGTTTTAAGTTCGCAGTTAATTCACCCGCAAAAGTAAAGTCCAAGATGCAAGTTATTGAGGCGGCTATTGTAGCCGAGCGTGACTTGTTAAACGGTGTGGATGAGGAAGTGGTACGCCACAACTTCGTCCGTATGTTGGTTGGAGGGAGCCAATAACAACCTTTATATCCCCCCAAATACAGCACAAGATACAGGAGAACTAATTATGGCAACCTACGATGAAATGATGAAGAAAGTGGCCGCACAGGTCAAAACAGACGAAGCGACCCTCTCGGCAAAGGCCGACGCAATCCTCGCCCAAGAAGGCGCAGGTTGGGAAGCATCCGGTAAGAATGAAGAACAGCGCAAGACACTCGCACTGCGAGTTGCCGCTCGACAACTTGTTGCCGCAAAAGCAAAACTGAGCCGAAGTGGTGCAACTTCCTACGAAGGAATGTTCGTCCATGTGCCTCGTGAAAAGGATTGGGCTAAGATGGCTTTCAACAAGATGAAGAAGCAACTACAAGCCATGCCCGACATGAGTCAACGAATGGCTCTCGTTGGTCAAGGTGCGCTCGTGCTTTACGAGAACAACCACGACGGGTCTTTCACCCGCCACGCCAACCCATCCCTGCTCAACCGACAGGCGTTTGAAGAAGGTACTCGTTCCGACGAAATCACCCAAATCCCACCACGCCATGTCGCTCTTGATGCCAACACCTCTTTCTCACTTGTTTGGGATAAGGCGTCAACTCACTTTGCCAACGGCAACGAGAATTTCAAGTACGGTGCAAACCGACCGCTTGAAGAACCCGACCGCTCTTGTTTGTTCCTTGGTCGCAAGGCCGGAACCAACGATGAGCCGAGCATCCTCGATGTGCGCTTCAATGGTGCGCTCGCAAAGACTTCGTGGCCCACTTTCCTCACGGGTACTATTGGCCTTAAACCTGCCAACCGTGAAGGTATGGCATACGGTACGAAAGTCACCGAGTTCACTGCTGACCCCCAACTCTCGGAAATCTTCTCCGCACCACCCCTCGCTCTCGATGATGATGGCTCCCCATACGGACTCGTTGCTGACTGGCTCGGCGAAACACTCATGTCTTCTCTCGACAAGTGCCACGAAGCATACGCCAAACTCGACACTAAGGCGCAGTGGAACACCACCTTCGGAACCATTGTCGAAGTCGTACACATCGACCCTCGTGAAAAGGGCGGCTTTGTACTCACTGTTGCGGACGCCGATATTATGTCGGAAAGTCCACCAATCGAAGTCTATGTCGGTGCCTCGGAAGAGAACACTGTTGACTTCGGTGTTGGCTCGGAACTTGTTATCATTGGCGCACCTTGGGTCACTCGTGACGGCGAGATGCGATTTATGACCTCCGGCTGGTGGTGCTACAACGCAGTCAAGCCTTTGGCTGACACTGACGGTGGCGACGACGGTTGGGACTGAACCCGACAAACTTTTGGAGGTAAAGTAAATGTCAAATGTTGTGTATGATGGCGAAGCCAAAGATGCTTTGAAGGAAGCAATCAACCTCGTCGCTGATGCTGTCGAAGGTACGCTGGGGCCGATGGCGAGAACCGTTCTCGTCACCCACACTGGTCGTCCACCCTCGGTGTTGAACGACGGCGTGAAGATTGTATCTTCCGTCAAGTCCTACAAACCGGAGGTACAGGCAGGCATTGAATTGTTCCGCCAAGTCGCACTTGAGGCACAACAGGCATCCGGTGACGGTACTACAACGGCAACAATACTTGCCCGTGCAATCTGCAACGCTTATGCTGACCACCCTAACATGGTTGAGGCTGTCGTTGAAATCGAAAGGCTGACCAAAGAATCAGTACGGTGGATTCAAAACCGCTCCGAAGAATTGGACTTTGATACCGAAGACGACGATGAACTTGACCGTTTAAATGAACGGTTAAAGTTTGTCGCTACTGTTGCGGCCAACGGTGACGAGTACATTGGTGAGTTAATCTCCGACTTGTTTTCCGAACTCGGTGCTGACGCACTTGTGAATCTCAAGGTTGGTTCCGGCGACCATTGTATATGGGAGAATGCCGTGGGTAGTGATATTCCCGCAACATTTGTTTCCCCGATGTTCTGCAATACGAACAAGCGGACAGTCGAATACAATAACCCACTCTTTATTATAACCCAAACAATAATCGAAGACTTTGAAGATTTGACCCCTGCTCTTGAAATCGCAGTGAGCGAAAACCGACCGCTTATCATCGTCTGTCAAGACATTAAGGGCGTCGCCCTATCGAACCTCATCGCCAATCATGTCGGTGGTGTTGTGAGAGCCTGTGCTATCAAGGTTCCACAAACTGACCCTCTCGCTTGGCTTGAGGATATTCAAGCCCTTGTCGGTGGCAAGATGTTCTTCGACGCAAAAGGACACACCATCGCTGATGCTGTCGTCGGCAAGTCCATGTTCGGCTCCGCCGAACGGATAACAATTGACGAAAATGAAACAGTCATTGTTGCTGGTGAAGTGGGCAAGAGTTTGTTGCCTGCCCATCTCCACGGTTTGCGGGAACAGGCAGGAGCGGCAGGTCATTCTTTTACAAAGGAAAAACTACTTACCCGTATTGCTCGCTTGGATTCCAAGATGGCATCTATTCTCATTGGTGGTTTCAGCGAGGCTGAAATCCGAGAAACACGAGAGCGGGTCGATGATGCGGTCAACGCCACACGCCTTGCTATCAAGGGGGGCATCAGCCTCGGTGCTGGTGTGACCCTCGCTCAATTGACCACCGTCACCACTACACCCGACAAGCCACGCAACGAGCGATGGGAAAAGGTTCTCCTTGAGCCGGTTCGTGTGCTGACCAAGAACGCTGGTAGTGAGCAATCCCTCGCAGATATTAGGAAGTTATTCGTACAGAAACACTACTACACCAAACTCGATACGCCGAACTTCCGTATCGAAACACAAGATACTTGCGAAGTGTACGACGCAACTCAAATTCTCATTAACTCGCTCAAGGCGGCTTCGTCAATTGCTCGGCTCATGCTGACGACTGACAAAATCATTTTGGCGGGTGAATGAGTACCTTTATAACCCCACAAGGAGAGGCAATAATATGGCATGGAATAAACCGACCACAGAAGCGACCGTTGCTAAGACGGGATTTGACAAAGACTACTACCGAGGCTTGTTTGAGAAAAACACCGCCCAATCGGTGCCTGTACGCATGGCACTCATCGGTAAGGAAAACTGCGCCAAGACTGGTGTAGCAATCAGCATCGCACGACAGGTGAAACCGAAAGGTCACATCTATGTGTTCGATGTTGACAACTCCGCAAAGGCCACCATCGACTCCGCATACGCAGGTGACGATGAAATCACAGTCCTTCCCCTTCTTGACGAGCGTGACGACAGTATCTTCAACGATGATGCTACCGTCAACTACGCCAACTTGATTGACAAGGTGAACTACTTCGTCAACATTGTCGCTGACAAGTCAAAGGAAGGAGAAGATATTGCCGGAATTGTATTCGACGGCGGTTCAACTTTCTTGAAGTGGTGCGAGTTTGCCATGACCGATGTTCTGCTACGAAAGGGAGTTATCAAGGAAGAAGGTGATTCCTTCAACCAAAAAGAGTGGCGCACCCGCAACCAACTCTTCCGACAAGTTATGACTCGGCTTCACGGTCTTGCTGTACCTTGCGTATTCTTCACCTTCCATCTCAAAGATGTATCGAACTATGTTGACAACGGCTCCGGTGGCAAAGTGCTAATGAAGGTCGGCGAGCGTCCGGAGTGGGACAAGGGCACCATGCGCTTGTTCTCCCAGCAAATCTTCTTGTCACGCTACATGAAGAAAGCAGATACCGCCGCAGGTGTTAAGGGCGACCCTACTCTCAAGAATGACTCCGATTGGGTTGTTAAGGCTACCATTGAAGAAATCAAAGGTAAGCACATGGAACACATCGGACAGACTCACACCATCCTCGAAATTATCAAGGGTAAAGTAAAATGGTTCGGACTACCAATGCTAACATGGAGTGAGTGAAGTGGACAGCGAAAAAATCTTTGAAAGCATTCTTCTTTGCATCCAACAGGCACAAACCCACAGCAACCTCTTAGCGGAGAATATGAGCCTCATCAAGGACAGACTTGAAGAGCAAGCCTCACATATCGCAGACCTTGAAACAATAATTGACGAACTCCCTAACTTGGGTTCTCTCTTCGCCGCAGTTCAAGAACTACAAGAACTTCACGATGCGCCAGCATCCGTCTTCACACACTACATCTCCGGAGGGAGGGGCGAGTGAGTGAGCAAGAATGCGCCTGTGAATCCGCCGAAATATCCACTTCTCCGGAACTGCCTACATGGTGTACCAATTGTGGTGAGCAACTCACAGAAGAACAATTGACGGAATACTACGATGTTGCTCAAATGGTTTCAATTTCTTTAATCAAGGAATGCAACACTACTACCGACGATGATGAACTTGAAGTTGAGAAGGCGGAGGTGGGTGAATGAGCGAATGCAAGCACTACTATGGCCTAAAGAAGGGTGATGCCTATGTGTACGAATCCTGTGAGGCAAACGATACGGTTAATGTGACCCTCACATGTTGGCTTTGCCGCTATGAGAAGACAGCCACCATTGGTGTGAACGATACGGGGGTATG